AAAAAACAAGAGCTTAAATAATTTTCATTTTTTCCTTGCAAGTATCTTGCCAATATGTCATTATATACACATGAAGAATAAACTTTTAAAACTTAAATCAATCCTAAACTGGCTCCTAACCTTCCTCCCCTCCCCCCTGCCTGTAGGCGTTAAAGAGTTTGAGTCCTGGTCAAGCTCTATTATCCAAGCCTACGGCCTCCCAGATAACGATAGTGTCCGCTTTGCGCTGGCCACCCAGATTATGCATCTAGGGCCTACGGAGGCTAACAAGCCCCGCCGCTACTTTGGCCTCTGCCTCCTCAAGGGAGCAGCTACGCAAGTGGCATACGGCGTAATGGGTGAGCTTAAAGAGAAGCAAAAGCGCGAGGAAGAAGCTCGGCAGAAGGCGGCGCAGGATGAACTCTCGCGACAAGAAATTTCTAGCACTGCAAGCTAAGTGGGACAAGAAACTGAAGGACTCCGGCTTTGAGGACGCCGAACAGCGCGATGGTAACCTCAAACGCTGGAGCCTGGATAAGACCGTCTTCCAACGCGAAAGAGACTCCGCGAAAGAAGAGTATTACCGTCTAGCAGGGCACTTCCTGTATGACCATGAATTTGAGTCCGAAAAAGACCGTAAAGTGTGGGAGCTTCATGCCGAGGGCAACTCCCTAAACACCATCATCCACAAGCTCCGCGAGTTGGGAGTGAAAACAGCTTACCGGGAGGAGCCTCACGCGATAGTGCGGAAGCTCTCGGAGATAATGAGTAAACAATGGAAGCTACCGAAAAAAGCATAAACCGTGAGGACTTGATTGCCCTCCGCCCAGGCACCCTAGAAGACCAGAGCTTCATCTTTGCTACCTGGCTCCAGGGCCTCCGCCATAGCAACGACACCTACAAGCTCATGGAGGCCGACGCCTTCTTCCGCCAGTACCACAAGGTCATTGAGCGCATCCTTACTGCCCCCGAGACCACGGTGCTAGTGGCCTGCCTCAAGGAGGCTCCAGATGTCATTGTAGGATACTCAGTCTCCTCCGGTGACACCCTCCACTGGACCCACGTAAAGAAGGCATGGCGCGGCATAGGCATCGCTAAGAGCCTTCTACCAGCCCCTTTCAAAGTTGTCACCCACGTTAACAGGTTAGGCGTGGGTTACTTGCGGTCACATCCTAACCTCGAATTCAACCCGTTTCTAATCCCCTAAGGAGTAAGTATGAGTGCCGAAATTAAAAGTCTTGGAGCCAAGAAAGAACCCCGCAGCCCCGACGCAGTGCGTCAAGAGTACCAAAACCTAGCGTTTAAGGCGGGTAACCTCCAGTATGAGATTGTCTGTAAGCAGAAAGACCTCCAGGTGCTCAATGACACCATGCGGGAGCTGAATTTCGAATACATCGAGGCCCAAAACAAAGCTGAAGAAGCTAAGAAGGCCGCCGCCGAACAGCCTAAGGAAGCCCAAGCCAATGCTTAGTCGCCAAAAAGTAAAAACAGTAGCCGTACACCAGGTTGTCCATGTCCCAGGAGTGGGACAGCTCAAGAATACCCTGGCTAAGTCCGATTTAATTGGCTCCGATATGACCACCACCCCCGAGGGCGTGCTGGTGTCATATAAGGGCCAGAGCTTTGTTATCCCTTGGGGTAACATCTCAGTAGCGGTGTTCGAGAAAGCACCAGAGCTTCCTCAGCCGCCTACTACTTCCGGGGGCTCTAAACAGCCCGCCAAAGCTGCCGCATGACACGTAGGTTGATACCCCCTCAACCTCCGGCAAAGCAATCTGTACCAGGCGTGAAGGACGAGAATGGGATGTACTTGAAGCCAAAAGCTCAAGAGCCCTTCCGGCCCTTCCGCCTGGAGGATTTCCTATTTGATAAGCAGCTCAAGTTTGTCCAAGACCCCCATGAATTTAAAGTGGCCGTATGCTCCCGCCGCTCCGGTAAGACCATTGCCTGCGCCGCTGACCTGATAGACACCGCCATTAACAACCCCGAGGTGGTGTGCCTCTACATCACCCTCTCCCGTAACAACGCCAAAAAGCTCATCTGGCCAGAAATCCAAAAGATTAACCGCGTCCACCACCTAGGGGGGGAGGAGGACAATACAGAGCTGGCTATGAAGTTTTCAAACGGCTCTATCATCTACCTCTCAGGTGCCAAAGACGAGTCCGAAATCGAGAAGTTTCGAGGACTTGCACTTAAGAAGGTCTACGTAGACGAGTGCCAGTCCTTCAGGGAGTACATCCGTAACCTCATTGATGATGTTATCTCCCCCGCCCTCCTTGACCACTCAGGCACCCGGTGTGGTGCCAGATAAGCAGGCCGTCTCCGCCTCCTGGGCAAAGCACGGCTGGACGTTCTTTGACAACCCCCACATTGAGCGCAAGTCAGGCAAGACACACCAGCAACTCCTCCAGCGCGAGCTAAAGCGCCGTGGTGTCCAAGAGGACGACCCCTCTATCCAACGCGAGTTTTTTGGCCGCTGGGTGCTAGACTCAGACTCCCTATGGATACATTACAAGGAGGCCATTAACCACTTTGAGGACATCGGCCCCTACAAGTACAACTACATCATGGGCATCGACTTGGGCTTTAACGATGCCGACGCCATCGGCATCATAGCCTGGAGCCCTCAAGACCCGGTGACCTACCTGGTGGAGGAGCTTGTAGTGAAGAAGCAGGGGTTAACTGAGTTAGTTGACCAAATCCAGCTCCTCCGTAAGAAATACGACATTGGCAAGATGGTGATAGACGAGGGCGGCTTGGGTAAGAAGCTAGCCGAGGAAATGCGCCGTAGACATCAAATCCCGGTGCAGCCAGCGGACAAGGCGCGTAAAATGGAGACCTCCGCCTTCTTCAATGACGCCCTACGCTCCGGGCGCTTCAAGGCTAAGCGTAACTCCCAGTTTGCCCAGGACTCTTACCTAGTGGAGATTGACCGCACTAAGTCTACCCCTGACCGTATCAAGCTCTCTGACAAATACCACTCAGACATCCTAGACGCCGTGCTGTACGGCTTCAAGGAGTCCCCTGCCTACACCTACCGCGCCCCGCCTAAGAAGCCTAAGCCAGGCACTAAGGAGTGGGAGACAGAGGAGCAGGATGCCATGTTTAAAGCTGCTCAGGAGTTTTTCCAGAAGCAGGAGCATGACACCGAGCCCTGGCACGACGGCTATGATTAGACCCCGCGAAGGGTCAAATCAGCCAAACGCAATTTCATCGCTTTTTGATGCGCTTTACCGCTAATTCCAAGGTATTTAACCATTAATCGCTTCATATTTAAAGCATAGCAAGCCTCCGCCCACGGCGCAAGCTAAATAAATCCCAGTAAAATCAACAGGTACCCTCCAAAATGCAATTACGGAGGCTTCCAACTTGCTGCCATTTCTAAAATCCCGTAAACAGACAGGTTTAATCATCTCTCATAGGAAGCCTACAGGAGAAGTGCAAGAAAGCCACTCCGAGGACGATGAAGTAGCCCCCCTCCGCGCCGCTGCCGAAGACCTTATCCGCGCCGTCCATGAGAAAAACGTAGCCGCAGTAGCCGAAGCCCTAGAGTCTGCCTTCGAAATCTGCGATAGCATGCCCCACGTCGAGGGCGAACATATTGAAAGTGATGAGGAATAACAATGTCTATCCTTAAACGCCGTGCCACTGCCGCTAGCCAACAGCCTGCCCCAGAGCCTAAGAAAAAGTCCCTCAGTGTAGCTCTCAGCGTAGCCCGCATGGCTAGGAAAAAGAACCTCAAGTCCGCCTCCCTTAAAGGCGACGCGGACCCAGCCGAGCGTGCCCATCCTGCCTCTATCGTAGAAGCCCTCCGCCAACGCAAGGCTGAGAAGGACGAACAGGTTGACCTCGATGAAAATAACGCCGAAATCATGGAAGACAGCCTGGAAGACATGAACAAGCTCGCTATGGAGGAAGACCTCTACAGCGTGGATGAGCAGTCTGAAGACCAGCCTGAGGACTCTAACCTCAAAGACCGTGAGATTGACGGCGATAAGCATGACATGGTTGAAGCCATCCGTAAGCGCATGAAGCGGCATGGCAAGACCATGCTTAAGTAGCCCGCCCCCTTCTAGGACATTACCGTGACACAACCTATTGACCTCGCTCTACTCAAAAAGCTTGCGGCGGTATGTCGTAAAAGCGGCATTAAATCGTTTAGCGGCGGTGGTATTGAGTTTACCCTAGGTGAAGCTCCCCAGCCAGTAAAACGGTCTAACCAACCCAAAGCAAAGAAGAAAACCGTCCTCCAGACCCCTGACGGTGATATTGAGACTGATACCCCATCGGATATGGACCTCCTATTCTGGAGCGCCCCCGACGTGCAAGAGGAGTCTAGCGCCTAATGAAAGTCTCCGACGTACCAAAGACTCCTAGTATCACCATGAAGACTACTTCTAAAAAGGAGTCGTCTGCCCAGATTATCCCCTGGTGGACTAGCAAGTCTAAAGAGGAGCGCGGTGAGCAGCTCATCATGACGGCTTCTTTCCTCAAGGAGTCACAAAACTACCGCCATCGCCAAGCCTCCGTATTCGCTAAGCTCTACGGCAATCAGTCCATGTTTAGCTTTGTAGGCACCGCCTCAGCTAAGATTGACGGCTCCACCGGTCTCCCCTCTGACCGCCCCACCTTCAACCTCATTCAGTCCGCAGCGGATACGCTAGTCTCCCGCATCTCCCAAAACCGCCCTACGCCTGTCTTCCTCACTGACAACGGCGATTACAAAGAGCGTAACCTTGCGAAACGATTAAACAACTTCATCCTCGGAGAGTTTTATCAAACTAAAGCTTACGAGAAGGCCGCTGCCGTCCTCAGAGACGCCTGCGTTGTTGGCACCGGGTGCCTAAAAGTATTTGCTACACCAGACAATAAGGTAGGGATTGACCGCGTGCTCCCTACAGAGCTGTTTGTAGACCCGAATGAGGCTATCTATGGTGAACCTCGGCAGCTCTACCAAATCAAACTGGTAGACCGGAAAGTCCTAGAAGCCTCATTTCCTGACTATAAGTCCAAGATCGCTAAGGCAGACCAAGCCTATGTAGATGACTCTGCCAACTCCTCTAAGACCGTCTCCGACCTGGTGATGGTAGTAGAGGGTTGGCGCCTCCCCTCCGGCAAGGATGCTGGGGATGGTCGCCACACCATGGCTACCTCAGCCGGTGTTATATTCGATGAGGAGTGGAGTAAGGATAAATTTCCATTTGTATTCCTCCACTACTCCCCTCGCCTCCTAGGCTTCTGGGCACAGGGCCTCTCTGAGCAGCTCATGGGCACCCAGCTTGAGATTAACTCCCTCCTCTACACCATCTCCAAGGCAATTAAGCTTGTAGGCGTCCCTCGGGTGTTCGTAGAGAGCGGCTCCAAGGTTGTCCGCTCCCACCTCAACAATGACATCGGCTCTATTGTAGAATACCAAGGCACTAAGCCCCAGTATGAAGTAGCCCCAGCGGTGCCCCAAGAGATGTACGCCCAGCTCCAGCGCTTAATCGAGTATGGCTACCAGCAATGCGGTGTCTCCGCCCTAGACGCCTCCTCTAAGAAGCCTTCTGGCCTTAACTCCGGTGAGGCTATCAGAGCTTACGACGACATCTCCACTGACCGCTTCGCAACGCTAGCTAAGCGATATGATACACTTTTTGTCGATCTAGCTTACCAAGTAATCGACGTAGCCAAAGACATTTGTATAGAGACCGGCTCCTATCAGACCGTCTACCCCGGTAAGGACGGCATTAAGAAGATTGACTTGCCTAACGCCTCCCTCCTAGAAGACCCTTTCGTCATTCAGGCGTACAACATGTCCTCCCTGCCTAAAGACCCCGCTGGCCGCCTAGCCAAGGTGACAGAGATGGCCCAGGCAGGCATGATTACGCTCCGCGAGGCCCGACGCCTCCTTGACTTCCCCGACCTCTCCCAAATGGAGAAGCTCGCTAACGCTGCCGAGGAGCGCATATTCCAACAGTTAGACGAGATTATCGAGGACGGCACCTACTCCCCTCCAGACCCCTTCACTGACCTAGAGCTAGCTAAAGAAATCTCGGTGCAGTATATCAACCTCTATGGCCGCGCTAAGCTTGAAAACGAGAAGTGCCAGCTCCTCCGCAATTACTACACCCAGGTGCTAGCTCTCATGCAGGCAGCTCAACCTCCAGCCCCCGCACCTATGCCAGGCGCACCAGGAGCCGCTCCAGGCGCTCCAAGCCCTCAGGCGGTACCTGCCCCCGCACCAGTCTCTCCGCTCCTTCCTAACGCCCCTGGCGCCGTTTAAACCCTACTGAGGTAAATTATGTACCAAGAGCCTAAGTCATGTCCTCTTACGCCTGAAGAATGGCAAGCCTACCGCCTAACCCGCTTTTTGGAAGGCGTGGATGATGGCTTTTTCTGGCACCTAGTAGAGCTTAGACGCGCCGTTTAATACCTCATCGGGTACGCCATACCCACAATCTCACCCATTTATACCCACAAGGGTGTAATCCACAAGAAGCCACTAACCAAACAAAACGAGTAAGAACCATGTCCTACATATACCCCGCCTACAAAGCTAAGCACGCCTATATCTGGCACTATACCCGCCCAACACTTCCATACAGCGTCGACGTAATAGGAGGCCCTATACACCGCAAGTATTGGAAAGCCAAGCGCGCTAGGATTGAAAACGAGTACCAAGCCTCGGCAGATAAGCGCCGCCGTGATGCAGCGATAGCGAAGTTTATGCTGGACCCGGAAGAAGCCAGAAAACTCTTTTGCTATGAAGCTGCCCCTATTCCCAAAAAGTCCCTCTGGCAGAAGCTTACTAGCTGGTGCTCCCAGCTATTAAACGACGCCTTCCCCTCATAAGAAGCAAATAACCCCAACATAACGAGAAAGAACCTATATGGCATTCAATGTAGTACCCGCAGCCGGACCCGCCCCCGTAGAAGGCACCCTAGCCAACGCACAAGCCGCTAGAGCCCGCGCTATCGCAGCTCTCACCGGGGGACAACCCGTCCCTAACGCCTCCAGTATCTCCGTAGAGGAAATGGGAGCGATATCAAAGACTTCCGAGGAAAAAAGCACTAGTGAACAGCAAGAGACTTCTGCTAGTCAAGAGTCTTCTTCTGCTTCCGCCTCTCAAGACTCTGCCGCTAAGCCCGCTGATGAAGCATCTCAGCCTGCAAAGCCAGAAGACCCTAAGAGGCCCCTCTCTGCGCAGTACGCGCAGCTTGCCCGCAAGGAGCAAGCTATCAGAGCGAAAGAGCTGGCCCTCAAGGCCCGCGAAGACGCTTTGAAGTCGCAAGAGACGCAGAGAAGCGCTCCACAAGCGCCCTCTCAAGATGATGTTATCTCGAAGGCTGAGCTGGCTAAAGACCCCCTGGGTGTATTAGCTAAACTCGGCCTTTCTTATGACCAGCTCACGCAGCAGGCCATGAATGCGCCAAGCCCCGAGCAAATCGCTCAGCAACAGCTCATTGATGAACTACGCGCCGAGATTAGAGCCGTAAGGCAAGGTCAAGATGACACTAAGAAGGCCATTGAGGAAAGCCAAACGCAAGCCTACAAGCAAGCCGTTAACCAAATCAAGAACGAAGTCAAGAGCTTAGTTGCTTCTGACCCAGAGTTTGAGACGGTTAAAGAGACTGGCTCCGTAGACGATGTGGTTGAGCTTATCCAGAAGACCTTTGAAGAGGACGGCGTTCTACTCTCGGTAGATGAAGCCGCCCGTCAAGTTGAGGAGTATCTGGTGGAGGAAGCAATGAAGCTCCAGAAAATCTCAAAAATCCAAAAGCGTATGCAAGCGATGTCCACCGCTCCCCAGGGCACGCCTAGCCAACAGCAATCAAGCAACGCATCGAAGCCATCGGGAACCCCGAAAACCCTTACGAACACAATGGGCACTTCTAGGCAGCTATCAGCTAAGGAGAGAGCATTATTGGCGTTTAAAGGTGAATTGAAATAGTTTATTAACCCCAAAAAGAAAGAAGGTGGCTAATGGCCGCTGTATTTGCTAATAGTTCAAATCAGATTGCAGCCCTCAAGGAGTTGTATAAAGACTCCAAGGACTACATGAAGGACCTCGTTTATAAAGAAAATCCGTTCCTTGCCCTCGTCCCTAAGGATGAAAGTCCAGATGGTTTCGCAGGTAAGTACATTCCAGTCCCCCTGGAATACGGAAATCCTCAGGGCCGTTCGCATAGTTTTTCGAGCGCCCAAGGTAACCAAACCGCTACCAGCTTGGTATCGTTCTTCGTTTATGTGATTAGTGATTACCAATTGGTAACCATCACTAACCTCTTGATGGAGCAAACGAAATCCAACGCCGGTGCATTCGTCGACGCTGCAAAGCTTCAGATGGATGGCGGCTTCCGCAACATCACTAACAACATCGCTTTTGAGTTGTTTGGAAGTGGTACTGCTACCCGTGGCCGCATCGCTGCCGCTGGTTATAGCTTTGTCAACCCCACGGCTACCATCCAATTGGCTAACCCCCAATCGGTTGTTAACTTCGAAGTTGGCATGACCCTCCGGGCTTCGGCTACGGACGGCGGAGCTATCTCGGATGACACCGGTGTAGTGGCGTCGGTTAACCGCGCAAGCGGTGTAATCACCCTCACCATGTCGGATGCCTCCCCTGACACCGAATGGGCTAACGGCGCATACCTCACGGTAGACGGTGACTTGCCCTCGGCTGGTGCATCGAGCACGGGCTCTTTCCTGGCTCTGTCGGGATTGGCCGCGTGGCTCCCTGCGACCTCCCCCTCCATCTCGGATAACTTCTGGGGTGTTAACCGTTCGGCTGACCCTACTCGTCTTGCTGGCGTGCGTTACGACGCATCTGCCTTCACGATTGAGGAAGGTATCACTAACGCGTTGGCCCTGTTGAACCGTGAAGGTGGGAAGCCTGACCTTATCATCATGGACTTCGCGTCCTATGCTGCTTTGGTCAACGCTCTCGGAGCCAAGGTGCAGTACGTGCAAGTTAAGCATGATGAAGTCGAAGTAGCTTTCGAAGGTATCTCCTTCCAGAGCGCTTATGGCCGTGTCACGGTGCTTGCTGACCGCTCCTGCCCTCCTCAGACCGCCTACGTGCTCACCGTCTCTACCTGGAAGCTCCGCTCCCTGGGTAAGGTGCCGCACATTCTCACTTATGGCCTAGAGGGCCTAGAGGGGTTGCGCGTAGGAAACGCAGACGCCTTGGAAATCAGAATAGGCTATTACGGAAATTTGATCTGTTCCGCCCCTGGATGGAACATGGTCGTTCAGCTAAGCGCCTAGTTTAATTGGGCTAATTACTTCAGGGTAAAACTGGGTAACTAGCCAAAAATAGTTGTAGACAACTTGGAGAGCCTCCTGTAGGATAATACTTATAGGAGGCTTTTCTATTTATGAAAGTCTGTAACAAGTGCAAGGTTAATAAGGAATTTACTCTCTTTACCAAAGACAGCCGCAATAAAGACGGGTTACAGGGCATCTGTAACTCCTGCAAAGATGAGGATAAAAAACTTCGCAGGGCAGCACGGGCTAAGGCTCAAAACTATATACAAGTTGATCGTAAAACTTGCAATAAGTGTCAAGTAACAAAACCTATTGAAGGGTTTTTTAAAGACGCGGCGATGTCCGATGGGCACAGCACCATTTGCAAAGAGTGCAAACGGCAAAACGTGTACGCTTGGCGAGAAAAAAACAAAGAAAAATACAACGCAGACCAGCGCGCCTATCTAGCAGCGCATCCAGAAATGCGCTACGGCGTGGAAATTAAGCGCCGCTACGGGTGCACCCTGGAGCAGTATAATGAGATGCTGGTTAAGCAAGAAGGCAAGTGCGCCCTTTGCGACACCCTCCATAACCCCGCCATCAAGAAAGGCCGCCTATACGTAGACCACTGCCACTCGGGAGGCCAGGTAAGAGCCCTTCTGTGCGGTGCGTGCAACTCCATGCTGGGATACGCTAAAGATGACCCGGCGGTGCTCGCTAAAGCTATTGACTACCTGGCTAAGCACAGGTAGGATAATAATATGAAGTACCTACTCCTGTCCCTAGCCCTCACCATCTCCGCGTGCGGCCCTCTTCCTCCCGAGCAGGTGCCGCCTGAGGTAGCTCCGCACATTGAGGAGTATAAGAAAACTTACGCCCCTAACTCTACGGATGGACTTGAAGTGGAGTTTGATGATCTAGACTCCTCTATCGCAGGGCTCTGTACCCGCTTCAGCACGGGCCATAAGCGGGTGAAGCTTGACCGCAAGATATGGGACTCGTTTGACTATGAGTCTCGCCAGGTGCTTGTAACCCATGAGCTTGGCCACTGCCTAGAGGGCTTTGAGCACCGTGGGGAGATTAAAGGCGCCTTCTACACCTCTATCATGTACCCTTACCTGGTGTCCTCCTCTATGTACCGCTCCAAGAAAGCTCAGTATCTCAAAGAATTTCTCACTGGCCTCTGGGAGTAGCCTAAACCCTAATAATTACACACTCTTTACCCTAAAAATGCACCTGTAGGCTCTTATATAGTGCCGGTAGGGGGTGATTGCTTCCACTTACAGTACGTGTTATAATGCTAAAATGAACTGTATTAAACACGTAAACTGTAGAGATGTAGCCTTCCTCCCGAGCAAGTGGACTCCTAAAGAGGACGGCGGCTATGAGGTGAGTGGTCTTTGGATTAACGTAGTCCAGAAGCCTTTCATTATCGAGCAAGATACAATCTTTATTTCAGCTTCCCAAGTAGAAAACTGGCTCCCAGTTACGTATTAGAGGCATAATGGCATATCAAATCCTACTCCCAGTACAAATCCTAGAAGCCGAGAGCATGGCGGCGAGCATCGCAAGCGGTGCGGTAGAGGTTAAGAACCAAGACAACATCGGCATCCAGCTCAAGTGGACTGGCGCTCCCGTAGGTACCCTAGGCGTGCAGGTGTCTTCAGACTACCTAGAAGACTCGCAAGGCAACATCCTCAATGCCGGTAACTGGGTAGCCCTCCCCCTCAGCCCTGCTATTACGGCGGCAGGAGCCCCGGATGATGCTTACATTGACCTCAATCAGCTCTCCGCTATGTATGTCCGCGTGACATACACCCGCACCAGCGGCACCGGAGCCCTCAGCGCCATCGTCGTAGGCAAGGCGGTATAACGTGAGTCAATACGTAAAATGGCCCCTCTCAGGTGGCGGCGCAGGCTCTTGGAAACCCCCCGTAGCTACTGCCGCAGCTCTCCCCGTCTCAGGTAACACCCTCGGCGACGCTAGAGCAGCGGAGGACACCGGTGTTATTTACGTTTGGACAGGAGCTAGCTGGGA